CCCTGCTCCCACTTGTAGGTGCCTTCATCCGCCGCCGACCGCTCCGAACGGTGTTCGGGCCGCCTCAGCCAGCGCACGAAGTCGTATGCGTTCGCGGCCACGCCCTCGCGGCCGCCGGAGTCGCAGACCGTCAGATGGATCGCCATGTGGCGGCCGGAATTGTCGGCCAGAGGGTAGGTCTTGAGCAAGACCTCCTCGACCAGGAGCTTCCAATCCTCGAAGTAGGCCCCGGGGTTGACCCACTTCCGCTCCTTGTCGGCGTCATACCGCTTCGACTTCTTGATCTCGAACCTGTCGATCACGTTGATGTCGTGGTTCTCGCAGATCGCATGGACCTGCACCACGAACCTGTTCTTCTGCACGTCGACGCAGGCCACGAGGAACCGGGCGAGGTAGGGAACGACCCGAATCCCGTAGTCCCTGGCGCGAGACTCAAGCTCTTGCGGCGACCTGCCCGTATCGACCGACCTGGGAATGTAGGGTTTGCCCTGATCCACGTTGATGGTAGTTTTCAGCGACTCCTCGTTGCCAGTCTGCTGGTATTCCCGCATCGCGGTCAGGTAGTTGAACACCAGAGTCTTCCAGTCTGAAAAGGCAGCGGCAACGCCTTTCAGCCAGAAGCTCGCGATGGTGGACCGGATCGGTTTGCCGTCGATGGAGCCGTCCGGGCGCCAGACCATCCCTTCCTTGATCCACCGGCCGTTGCGGTTCATCTCGTGCTTTCCGGGCATCCCGAAATCGGGGTCGTGCGGATAATCGACGTTGCAGTGCGGACAGCGAAGCGTCGCCATCTCGGCGGCCTCCATGAGATCCTCGCTGTCCGGGTAGTTCAACAACTCGAAATCCGGCTCGAAGGGCGTCCCGCAGGACACGCAACGCCAGAACCACCTCCTCCTGTCCCCCTTGTTGTAGAGGCCCAGGATTCCGCTGGTAGGCGGCGCCTCGTGGGGCGTGGAAGGACGCCACTTGGGATCGAGAACGGGGAAGCCGGGAGAGGATTCGGCAGCGCACATGCCGAAGCTGCGGAAGGTCGTGGCCCGCTTCTTGGCAAGATCGAACGGCGCCCCCTCGCCGTCCACGTCCTGCTCCATCCGGTCGTAGTCAGTCAGCCAGAGCCGAGGGATGGGTTTGCCGGAAAGCTCGTTGATGGTCGGCCACGAAAGGGTCAGAAGCATCCCGGACGTGTAGTGCTTGTCATACACGTTGTCCCCCTGCTTCGAGGGGACCAGCATCCGGCCGACCTCCGGGCTGTGCCGATGAAGTCGGTCGATCCGGCGGATCGAGAAGTCGCGAGCCGTGGTGGCGGTCGTCTGCACGATCATCATGTCAGCCGGATCGCACTTGACCGAGTAGGCCAGCCAGTTGAGCGCAACGTCGGTCTTGCCGGACTGCGCCGGACCGGCGAAAACCCAGCCGGTGAACTCGCGCGAAGTCAACTCGTCCATCGGCTCGACCAGATAGGGGGTCATGTCGTTCTTCCACGGGCCGACATAGGCTCCGGGGTTGTTCAGGTAGCGATATTTCTCGGCCGCCTGGGAAACGGTCAGTCGCTCGGGGGGCCGCACAGACGCGGCGACCTCGGCGATGATGCGTTCGAGAGTGTCAAATCTGGTCATACCCATCGTCGTCATCCTCGACCCGTGCCGCTTCGCCGATGACAGTCGGAAGATCGGCAAGCTGCGGCCCCGTGGAGTTCTTCTCGGCCTGCGACAGAAGGGCCTCGTAGATGTCCCGCTGTAGCGAGTCCACGAGGCGGATCAGAGCCTCGCGCTGCTGCGGGGTGACGCTTTCCTCCCGCTCAATCGTGTCAACCCAGAGTTGCATCGTGAACTTCATCGTCTGGAACGTGTTGGCAAGCACATCCCGGACCCTGCTCGTCGGCCAGAGCGAACCGGCGTTCTCCTCGTAGCGCTGGCGCTTCAGCATCGCATCCCAGAACTGCGCCTGAAGCGAAGGGGGAAGCTCCACCCTAGACGCAATCTTGACGAACTCCTCGGGCGTCAGGATCGGCGTGACGAGGTAACGGGCCGCCGTCGCGATGTCGTAGAGGCGATGCGCCCGACTGTCGGGAGAAGGAACGGACGGGCAATTCGCGAGCCGCCGGACCACGACGTTGCGATCCATGCGAAACATCTGCGCAAGCGTCGTCGCAGTCACGGCTCCCGTGGAAACCGCCTCGGCGCGCGTGCGGGGAAGCGGCTTCTTGGCTTCCAGCACGGTCTTCAGGGCGGTTTCGATGTCGATCTTGTTCATTCCGCCTTCAGCGCCCTGTTGAGCCTCACCCTGACTGCATCCGTTATGGCGTCCTGCGTGGCGACCCGCTGCGAGAGGACTTTCGCCACATCCTCGTCTGCCGTGCCCGCCATGAGAATCCGATGCACAAACACGCGGTCGGCCTTCTGACCCGACCTATGTAACCTTTTGATAAACTGTTTATATAGCTCCATCGCCCAGGTCAATCCATACCAGACCGCGATGTTCGACCCGTGCTGAAAGTTCAGACCGTGCCCGGCGCTCGCCGGGTGCGTGACAAGCATCCTGATGCTTCCCTCGTTCCAGTCCCGCATGTCGTTCTTGGAGTCGCCGAAGAACCGTGCGTAGCGGAACCTCCTGGCGATGGCTTCCCGGTCGAACTGGAAGCTGTAGGCAACGAGAACAGGCTTTCCAGCCGCCTCCTCCATGATGCTTTCGAGCCGGTCCAGCTTCTTCTCGTGCAGCTTCACATGCGAACCGTCCTCGCGATAGAGCGAGCCGTTCGCGAATTGCAGGAGCTTGCCGGTCAGAACGCCTTCGTTCAGGGCGCGAATGACTTCCGGGTTGCCCTTGTTGTCCCGCACGAAGATCGCCGCCTCGCGCTCGAACTCCCGGTAGCGCTTCATCAGGGCAGGCTCCATGTGCAGGATGTGATCCCGCATGACCATGGGGGGCAGCTTCAAATAGTCCTCCTCGCGAAGCGAGAAGAACACGTCGCTGATCCTGCTCATGATCTCGTTGTGCGCGTGCGGCATGGGCTCGACGCCGTAGCCATACTTCTTCTCGCGGAACCACCTTTCCTTGTAGCTCCGCATGGACAGGCCTAGCCGCTTGCCACCGTCGATGGCGTAGATCGGCCCCCAGAGGTCGATCAGCCCCTTCGGGGCGGGCGTGCCGCTGAGTTCCACGAGGTATCTGATCGTCGACCTGACCTTGTGCAGCACCCCGAGGTCGGTTTTCCGGCCGGTCGACTTCTTCACCCCGTTCACATTGCGCGGGGCCGTCTTCAGCCTGCCCGATTTCAGCCTCGTCGCTTCGTCGTATACTACCATGTCGTAGGGCCAGCGGACGGGACCGAACCTGTTGTAGAGCCACACCAGATTTTCCCGGTTGATGATCGTGACGTTGCAAGGCCCGTAGCGAAGCGCCGCAATCCGTTCTGCCTCTGTTCCGGTCACGATCCGATACTTCAGCTTTCGGGCAAAATCCCACCCGGCAATTTCGGCAGGCCACGTTTCCTCGGCAACGGCCAAAGGCGCGACAATCAGAACTTGCCGGACCTTCTTCTGATCGAGCAGGCGCACGATGGCCCGAAGGCACGCGGCCGTTTTGCCGAGGCCCATTTCGGCAGCAAGGAACACCCGACCGACTTCCTCGATCTTGTCGGCCATCCACATCTGATAGGGCCTCAGGTCGGATTCAGACCGGATGACCTGGGGCGGACCCCAGATCATCTCGATCCCCTCGATGTCCGTGACGTGCTTGGGGTAGACGACCTTGCTCACGGCCGCCCCGCAAACAGACCAAGAACACTCAGACCTTGCTCTATCGAACTGACGACATGAACCTCCATTCCGGCGTCCTTCATCAGCCGGTGTTCGTGAGCCTGCGACAGACGCGGCACTTCTCCGGGCGCCTTGAACTCGATCCAGACCGTGCGGCCGTCCTTGGCGAAAACACGGTCGGGAGCGTCCTTGCGCCCAAGCCACGCGACCTTGCGGACGAACCATCCGGCGCGGACAGCGCGAGCAACAACAGTGTCCTCGATCCTCGCTTCCAGCACCGCTCAGTCCTTCATGAACACCTTCGACGTGAACCCGGCAGTCTTGAGCGGCATTCCTTTCGCCCATTCCGGCGGGGACTTCATCGCCTCGTTCAGGATCGCCAGAGCCTCGTCGGCCCTGTCCTCGGGGGCCAACCCGAGAATCTGGTCATGCACATGCAGCCGAATGTCGATACCGCGCCGATCCGCTTCAAGAAGCCCGTGCGCAAGAATGTCGCGGGCGACGGCCTGATCGACGTTTTCGGTCAGCTTCCCGGGGTGAGTCGCAATCCTCCGCCACTGCTTCCGTTCATCCTGCCCCTCGTAGGTGATCTGCTGCTTCTTGTCCCCCCACGGGGTATCGACAAGCTCGATCCTGGGCCTGAGGTAGTGCAGGAACCGCCCGCTCGGCAGCCTGATCCGCATGAACGGGTGATAGTAGTCGAACGTGATGTGGCCGAACTCGACGGGCTTCCCGGTCGTGATGCACTTCTTCGCCGCCCGCTCGATGCCATACCAGTAGTCGACGACCTCAGTGAACTCCCGCCGGAACGTTTCGACCGAGAGCTTGGCGTCTTCTTCCGTGAACTGCTTGACGCCCATGCTCCATGCGTAGCCGAGAAGGCCGCCCGCTTCCCACTCGCCGGTTTCTTCGTTGAACCGCCGCGACCCCGGCCCCATCATGTAGCCGCACCCGAGAACACCAGGCTTGGCGATGGTGCGGCGCCAACTCGTCCCTGCCGCATACTCGGCGGCGAGGTCACGGTAGTCCATGTTGAACAGGTAGACGGCGAAGGCGAGGTAGGGGTCGAGCCCTCGCTCGAACACCATCAGGATCTTCTCGCAGTTCGCCAGCCAGCCGAGAACGATGTTCTCGATTGCCGAGAGGTCGGCATCGAGGAAAACGTAGCCGTCCGGCGCCTGTGCGGCAGGGCGGATGCAGGACGCGAGAACATCGAACACGTTGCCGTAAAGGTGGCGCAGGCTGTCGGCGTCCAGACGCTCGACATTGCGGGCGTGAACCTCGATCCGCTTCTCGAAACGCTTCTCGGGCCGGGGCAGGTTCTGCGGCTGGAACAGCCTGCCGCCCCACCGCCACGTCCGGCCCGCAGCCGCGAACTGAAGCACGTTCCGAAGGTTGCCGTCATCGTCTGTCGCCCGCATGAGGGCGTGATACTTCTTGATCGAAGTCCGGCTGACCTCCTGCCGAAGTTCGAGAACGCGGATGTAGGCCTTCGACTCCTCGATGAGCGCCGGGTCGTTCCCGCTCGCCTTGATGGCCTCGTGGGCGCGCTCCACGGCACGCTTGATATGGCCCTTGGTCGCATCGCGGAACGGATAGCCCTTCTGGCGCAACCACGGCACAAGCTGAGAAACGGACATCGGGTTTTGCAGGCCGGTGAGTTCCTTCATCTCCCTGATGGCGTCCTCGACACAATCCTCGTAGACGCGGATTGCGTTCGCCACCATCTTGAGGTTGATGGGCAGACCGGCCTGATTGATCTTCTGGTCGAGCGCCCAGAGGTTCCATTCGTGCTCGGGCGGCCTGAACTTCCAGAGCTTGCGAAGGACCGCCCGTTCGGCCCGCACGTCCTGCCGGTTGTAGGCTAGGTAGGCATCCCAGTCCTCCAAATCCTCGTGCCAGAAGATGCGGGTCCGGGGGTCGCGCGGCGTAGGGGTGCGCGGAAACGAGAACTTCCGCATGAGGCGCGAACCGGCAGCGTCTTTCCGGGAGTCTTCCTTGAGGTTCAAGGCCTTCGCTGCCGCGTCAAGCGAACCGGGAAGCGAACACGTCAGCGCGACCACCATCGAACAGCGCCACTGCCGGACATCGACAGGGCGGATCAGGGCGGACGTTACCGCCATCTCGAAGGGGGCGTTCCACGCCCACTTCTCGACCTCAGGATCGAACAGGGCCTGCTCAAGCTCGCGGGGCATCTCCTGCCCCTCGGCCGGTATCCACTGGCGCTCCGCCGACCCGTTGAGAGAGTAGGCCGCCATGAGGATTTCCGTTGAAAGGTGCCTGCAATAGCGACTGACGCCGACCTCGGAAAGGTCGGCGTCAGAATAGGTCTCGTAGTCGATGGACAGAATGTCCTTCGCCATCTCAGATCATGTCTTCGTCGCCGAACTCAACCACGTCAGACACGTCTTCGTCGCTGAACTTCTGGTTCGGATCGACAGGGGCCGCGCCGAACGCCTTGCCGTCCGCGCGGAACTGCACCGCCTCCAGGCTGGCGTTGATCCGCTTCCCGTAGCGCCTGTCGTCCTGCGCCCAGAGACGAACGACAGCGTTGACATAGCATCCGGCGTAGGGGCAGCCCTGCTGGCCCGGCTTGGCCTCGATCCAGCGGCCGTCCTTGTCCTTGCGGTTGGTGATGACGGCAGGCGGCCGCGATTCAGGCGACGACGCCGAAACGTAGAAGTGCCCGGCGTAGCCATCCCACGGCTCCTCGTCGCCGTCCCGAACGCACAGCCTCTCCGACTTCAGCTTCGGCCAGTTGTCCTTGTCCGGCCCCCACTTCCTGGCCTTCACCTGCTCGGCCGCGACGCTGAGCTTCGCCATGTTGCCGAACTCGTCGCCTTCCTTGGGAATCAGGAACGAGGCCTTGTAGACACGGCGGGTCTCGCCGTCTTCGTTCTGCCGTTCTTCCGTCTCGAACAAAGCCGGGAACGAAAGACGAACGTTCTTGAGGATGACTTCACCAACAGGGGTCTCGGCCATTTGCACACTCATGGATTGCGGGTTACTGGGTTTCGATGAGGTCGAACTTGTCGCCGTGCGTCGACCGCGCGGGACGCTTGTGGTCCAGAGGAACGAGGATGGGTTTCGGCTCCTGCTTCTCCACAAGCATGGCGAAATCTCGCTGGAACACCTTCTTCCCGACCCGCTCCTCGACCTGTGCGGGCGAGACGAGCTTGCGGGTGAAGGCCTGGTCGCCGAAAGTGTGAGTCAGCACAAGCTCGGCCTTCGCCTCGTCGCGCCAGACCCTCGCCGACCTGCCGTCGACGAGCTTCATGCCCGGGACGGGGCGACCGGCCTCGGCGTCGCGAAGCGCCTCGTCGTGAAGCTGATCGAGCCACTTGTCGATCATCTTGCGGTGCAGGAGAATCTGCGACCGCTGTTCGGGCGTCATGGCACGACGGTCGTGCAGCGTCAGGGGAAGCCCGGCGGCGAACTGCTCTTCGAGGTCGTCGAACTTCGCCCCGATGAGGTCCATGTTGAAGCGGGCATACTCGGGGCACGTCCCGAACGTCGCCGCGCGGCAAAACTTGCACTGGATGAGGCCGGGGATTCTCGGGGCGTTCGGGTCGCGCGTCGCCTCGGCGTCCAAGGCAATCTTCTCGCCCTCTTCGAGAAGCCGCTGCATGGTAGTCGTCCAGACCCCTCCGCCGCCGTCGGTCCGGGGCTGCTCGATGACGATGAGCGCCTCCACGTCCTTCGGCTCGATGCCGAGAGCCTCGAAGTCGGCCGACACCATGCCCCACAGACCGAGCGCATAGAGAGTGGCCTGATCGTTCTCGACGGGGCTGACCGGAACGCCTGCGCCCCACTTCCAGTCGAAGGTGACGATCCGGGAACGGGCCGGGTCCACGATCCCCACGTCCACGGTGCCGAACTGCCCCGGCCCGAGCCAGGGCGAGAGGTCGACGCGCTTTTCGACAAGAAGCCTGCGTCCGGGGGAGTCCAGAAGCGACTCGATCAGTTCCAGCCCCGGCAACATGGCAACCGCCATCTCCTGCGTGAAAGGCAGGTCTCCGAAGTTCTCGACATAATGGGTGGCGCCGACCATCGACAGGGGATTGGCGCCGTGAGCAACAGCCAGCGCGGCGAACTCGTGAAAGACGGTCCCCTGCGCAGCGTGCTCGCCAGCGTTGTCCGGGAGCCCTTCTTCGGCCCTGATGGAGCCGGGGCAACGCCGGTAGCGATGGGCCTTGGAAGCACCGAGGGACGAATGTTGGCCGGGCATCGGGAGGGAGCGTCCTTGATGTGGTGGCCCGGGGCCGCGACGTTCCCGCCGCGACCCCGGACCTGAGAGCGAGATCAGATGGCGGAGTCGCCGTCTTCTTCGTCACCCTCATCCTCGTTCGCGAGCGGGTTCTGGCCCGCGCGGAAAGCCTTCATGAGTTCCATGACCTTGGGGAAGTGCTTCGGGTCGATGTTGGTCAGCCTGTCGGCTCCGAAGTGCTCGCAGATGGCCGAGTGGGCCTTCTTGGCAGCAGGCCGGTCGATCTTGAGCGACTCGCCCGCGTAGTCCGCGATGTCCTGGGCCGTGACGGTGATGGGCTTGGCGGCAGCGGGCTTGGCGGCGGCAGGCTTGGCCGCAGCGGGCTTGTCTTCGGTCGTGGCGGCAGGCTTGGCGGCCGCAGGCTTGGCCGAACCGAGCATGGCGTCAAGGCGCTTGGTGTTCTCTTCCAGCGCCTCGGCGAGGCGGGTCAGCAGGGCTTCGATGCTCATGGGGCGGGTTCCTCTTGTGTGGACGGTGTTATCCGGCGTTCTTCATGCCGCGCCCGGAGTCGCTTGTCAAACACTATAT